CGCCCTATTCTTTATCTTCTAGACCAATATGCTTTAATACTACAATCTTCCATAATACCATCTATCTTATATTGTAATAATTTTTATTATATGAGTGTTTTTGCTACTGTAAATGTAGGTAGTAGGTACAACATAAGCCGAGTTTGTAAAATGCCGATTGCAAGGGCATTTACGAGAGACTTGTGACAGTTTTACTATGCATTTAACTGTTTATAGTCACATGTTGGTCACACTTTTTATGTTGTTATTCTTGAAATATTTTTTGTATTCTATCAAAAATACTATTAAACACCCTGCTCTTTTCTACTCCTAAGATAGGTTCAAATCCCCTCTCTGGTACCATGACACAGAAAACCCCTTTAAGTAGGGATTTCAAGAGACTTAAAAATCAAACTATCAGTGATATTTATAGCTTTTTACTGACAATTTTACTGATAGTATCAGTAGCTATTTTTTCCAATTAATTGGTGCAACTCCTCTGCATATTATATCCCTTGTATCATTCAGTCTAATTTTTTCTGATTGAAGAAAACTTTGAAAATTTATATCTAAAGTACCATTCTTTTTTGCATAAAAACATATCTGACTTAAAGCACTAAAAGATTTTTGTTTTTTTTCTTTAATTTCAATACATTTTAATTTATCAAATGTTTTTTCATCCTCTGAACATGCATAATATTCACTGTCATAATCAACACCACTATATTTTTTATATTCATCCATAAGTATATTAAATCTATAATTATTATTGCATATATTTTCTTTACCACTAAGTTTAACCTTTCTCTGGTCTAATTTTAATGATAAAGATTTGAGGTCAACCTCTCTCTGGTTTAATTTTAAAGATAAAGATTTAAGTTCAGCTTCTTTATCTTTAAAATTTTTTTCTACTTTATTTAAATTGTCTTTTTTCTTTTCATATTTAGTATCTATATAATAATAAAAACCTATTACACTTGATATTGCAAAGGCAAGTATTGAACCTATTGTCACTAGTATTTCTTTTTTTGTAACTTCCATAAATTCATATGTCCTTTTTTGTTAAAGTATGTCAAAATGGTATCAGACAACAAATAATAATATCATTAAAATAGGTTTCATTTTTAAAAACTAAACAGATTCTATTTTCAATCTATAAAATTTGATTATGATATAATCCTCTCCATGAAACAAATATTAGAACAACAACTACCATTTAGCGACTTTGTAATACTCTATTTTGTAGATATGTTTGGAGTGGCGTGGATAGATTTTTATGATGTACTGCTTAAAGTCATTGTAGGTTTAGCTATAGGTGGTTGGATAGTTGCAATCTATACATATACTAAATGTAATCAAGCTATTGTAGATGCAGTTGAAGAGGAACAAAATAAAAAATGATATTTAAAAGAGCTTTTACTTTATTAGAGTTAGTATTTGTAATTATTGTTATAGCTATTATAACTGCTATTGCTATACCTGATTCAAGAGATTCAAAACTAGATGAGGGAGCAGTACAATTAATTTCGCACATAAAGTATACACAGCACTTAGCTATGGTTGATGATAAATATGATGCTACTAATAATACTTGGTTCAGAAATCGTTGGCAAATTACATTTAATGGAGACCAATATACTATCGAAAGTGATATGGGTGGAACAATTGCTAGAAACCCATTAGACCAGACACCTATGCAACAAATAGACTTAAATGATGTTTATGGTGCTACAGTAACTTTTGGTGCTAATTGTCCAAGTGCTGGTAATGTAGGTATTATTAGTTTTGATCATTTAGGTAGACCTTTGACTGGAAATATAGCTGTAGATGTTACACCTTATCCAGTAGGACGTTTAATTACTAATACATGTAATATTAGTTTAACAAGTGGTGCTAATGATGTAAATATTACTATTGCTCCTGAAACAGGGTATGCTCAAATTAGTAGATGAATATAGTTAGTAATTATTAATAAATTAGTGTATTATACTGTGTTACTTATACCGATAAAAAAAACAAAGGTATAAATATGAAAAAAATTGCTAGATTTTTTAAGAAATTAGAAAAGTTTTCAAAGTATCAGGCTCTAGCGTTTGACTCTTTGATAAATATAAAATAGTGTTTTCATAATTTAAATCCTTTTCTTTAAATATTCGTTAGTAGAGAACTACTCATTGGTATAGGTAACACTTTAAATTACTAGCTATGTCTCAGCTTCTGCCATTCGTATAGACAACCTCTCAGCTCTATCAATGCTATCAACACCATCTAACATATCAAGTCTGTGTAGTTCTCTCCACCATTTGCTGTCTAGCATCTCAACACTAGCTTTTTTAAATTCATGTAATTCTAAAAACTTCCAGGTCTTATAAAATTTCATCAATCTTGGTACTCCAAGCATATAAGCCATTTCTACTATTACATTCTGAACTTCCAATGGCATATGATTAAAAAATGGTTTATTGATTTTTATCTCTTCAATCATAGCTGTCATTCTCATATGTAAAAATACGTTAGCCTCTTTTTCAACAATAGGAAATTTTGTACCATAGCCAAAAGTAAGTTTTAAATATGGAAGCTTTTTTTCAAGTTTTTCTAAAAATTCTGGATCTTCTTTTTCTAATTTTCTTCTAACTATTGGGTCCACATGAGGATATAGAGAAAGCCCCTCACCTCTTTTAGTACTCTCTAATACAATTGTTTTATCATTCATCTACAATCCTTTAATTTTCAATCTCAACACTCATGTTCCATCCACTATCGAAACTATGATTTACAGACTTTATAGAGTATTCACCATCATCCTCACCTACTCCACTAAGCTTCAAAGTACCACCTGCATATATTTCCTTTCCATACATAGATATACTTCCAGTTTTTGTGCCACGATTAGCTTTTTGCAGTTTTGCTTCTGCTTTTAGTTTTGCTTCCGCTGGAGTTTTAAACTGGCCACTTAGTTTTAGTATTGGTGTACCATCTCCAACTATGATGTTTTTAACCTTATTTTCTTTAGTATCTTGCCAACTAGCTTCACAAGCACCATATATCAATTTATCAGCATGTTTTATATTGTAAGATTCACACTCACTTACATTTATATCAAAGATTGGAAGCTCACTTGACACTTTATTTTCTTTAATCCTCTGCATAAAAACAAGAGTTTGATTTTTTATAGAAAAGATTCCATTGTAATCAGCAGCTAATCTCTTCATCATATGTAAGTCACTCTCATCTGTTTGAGATAGATGAGGCATAAGTAAATCATCAAAATCACTTTTTAATTTTAAACTATGTCTATCAGCCACCATCTGAGCTATATCTTTTAGTGAAAGTTGTTCATAACTAGTATCTCTCTTTTGTTTTAAAGCTTGAGAGAAGTCAGCACCAGTAGCTGTAATAGTAAGACCGTAACTATCACGCTCTGTACTTTGCACTAAGAACAAACCACAAAAGAAAAGGGACTTCTCTTTATAACCAAGCCATAGTTTTAACTGATCCTTGTAATCTGGTCTTTTAAAATCACCAGCTACTTTTATAGTTATTTCATCAGATTGGTTTCCATCCTCATCTGAAAAAGAGATTGAAACTAAATCTTTTTGAATTAGATCAGTTACATTTTTACCATTAGCTTCTATCTTAAATATAGGTGTCATTACCAAAGAGCCTTAGACTGAAATTCAGTAGCTTTAGTTTCAATCTCAGGTAACGATATAACATCACCTGCAGACAAAACAGCATCTTTTAAAAGGTGCTCATTTTCTTCCATAACAGTATCTATAATCTCGGCATCATTACTTCCATAAGCTTTAAAAACTATAGTGTCTAAACGATCACCTTCTACTACTCTATACTGCTTCATTTAAAATACCTTTGCATTGATATTGAATATTCCTGATATCTATGTTTGCCATCTTTTATAAATCCACTCTTAGTACGATTTATCTTTTTAATAACAACCTCGTAACTTTCACCAGTACCAAATGTGATACGCATAGGTTCTTGCTTCTTAGCTTCATCTTCAAACTCTTTTAATGCATCAACACTTTTAATTATTAACTTACCGCTAAATTTAACAGTCTCTTCCCATAAGCCATCGCGCTGTGTATATTGATGATTGCCTTGCCTTTTTTGAGTACTCCAGTTAAAGCTAAGTTCATGTTGTATATTTGCTATATCTACTTCATTTAAATCAAATGTAAAATCTTTTATTTTTGCGAGCATCTATATGTCCTCATCTGAAAAGCTACGATTTCTACGACTGTCTTCTACTTTTCTAAGAGCTACACGTACAGCATTATCTATTTGTGTTTGAATTGACTCTGTATCCATAACCCCGTCCATAGAACTAACTACAATATCCCCAAAACTAATTTTTATATCTATAGGAGAATCACTTGATATCTTTTGAGAGTTTGATTTATTTTCTATATTTGTATTGTTATGTACTGCATTTGTTATAGATTTATTGTCTACATCGTGAGTTTGAGTCTTAGGTGCAAATATTTGAACTGGTTGAATAGCTGCTACTTTTTCAACTACTGTATTATTAACAGTTTCACCTATTGGTTGAATTTGCGCTTGTGGTGTCAATACTGGATTAGGTTGTATAGCTGCCACTTTTTCAATAACTGTATTATTTACAGTTTTATCTACTGATTGTGTCTGATCTTGTGGTGTCAATATTGGATTAGGTTGAGCAGTTACAAGTTGTGCGGCCATAGCAGTACCTGCGATTGCTGTTTTAAAAGTGCTTGGTGACTTGTTTTCATCTGCTGAATCATCACCAAACTTAAACATGTTACTAGCTACTTTTAATCCATCACCAATATTAGCACCAATACCACCTACAGTCTCACCTATACTACTTCCAATATTTGATACCTTGTCAACAACAGTACCAACTATATTAACTACCCATGCAAATTTACTTTCAATCCATGAAAAAAAGCTCACGAAAGGTCTTTTAATAAAATCTACAACACCATTAAATGATGATTTAATAGTACCCCACGCATTACTAAATATATTTGAAACACCATCCCATAGAGCACTAAAAAATAATGTAATAGGTTTCCAGTTATTGAGCAACATCCCAACAGGTGTCCAGCCAAAATATGTTTTTATTATAGATATTGATGAATCAAAAACACTGACAACACCATCCCATAAACCAGTAAAAAATGAACTTATTGGTCCCCAAGCTTTATATATTCCATAACCAACTGCAACTATCCCAGCTACTGCTAAACCAAGTGGATTCATTAAAAATGTACTTGTAACCGAAGCCATTGTAGTACCTAATAATCCAACAGCACCACTAACCATACCAAACCCTACAGTTAAAGCAGGTAATGCCATACCAATAGCACTCATAGGTATTATAATTGCACCAGCTACAGTTAATAATGCACCTACCCCAGCAACTGTATAGGCAATAACTGTAGTTGCTGTTTTATTTTCTTCTGTAAAAGTTTGAATAGAATCAATTACATTACCAATAACACTAGTCATCTTAGTAACGACTGGTGCAAATGCAACTCCAATAGTACTAGATACATTACCAATTTTTTGTTTTAGTAAATCAAACTCTTTGCCTTTGTTCATAGCAAGTGCCATCTCTCTAGTTTTTTTAGTACCCTCACCTAATGAGATATTCATCGTATTGATATTGCTAGTTAAAGTATCAGTTTCGTTATACATAAGCTTAACAAGAGCTACTGCTTCATCAGTTCCAAAAGCTTTTTTAAGTTCATCTGATTCTAATGCATCTATAGTCTCACCATATTTATCTTTTATAGTCTCTATAATTTTTGGCATTGATAACATCTGATTATTTGCATCTGTAAACTGTAAATCTAACTTATCACCAGCACCCTGAGCAGAAGTTAAAAACGATCTATATTTAGTAGCAGCTTCGCTACCACTCATAGTAGCTTGTAATTGACCAAGGATTGATAATTGTTCCGCAAAACTTATCCCTGCAGATGTAGCTTCTGCTCCAAGGCTAGATATAGCAGCACTCATATTTGCACCATCAGTTTTAAAAGCTTGAACAGATGAAGACATACCAGCACTAAAGTACTCACCAAATTTTATGTCTTTTTCTTCATCACTTAGTCTATTCCAACCTTGTATAGTTGACACACCAAATTTATCAAACTGCTCACGATAGATTCCATAACCGGATGCAAATAATGAAGTCATCTCACTAGTACTTGATTTAGTAGCTGCGCCAGTCATAGCTGCTATTTTAGTAAATGAACCAACTGTGACATCACTTAAAGATGATATACCTGATTTTATATCATACGAAGCAGACACAAAATCATTAGCAGTAGTTCCAGCAAATTGACTAGAAAATTCCTTAGCAGATTTAGTAATAGCATCTATACCCTTAGCACCAATACCAAGTGAAGCTATCTCACCCTGAGCCTTTTCCAAGTCTTTATATGCGCCTATCGTCTGTATAACTGGTGATAACATAGCCCTACCACTAGCATATGATGCAGTACCAATTACTGCCATTTGTCCACTTACTGCTTGAATTTTAGAAGCTAGTCTAGAAGCTGACTGACCAGCCTTCCCCATTACAGGAGAGAGCATATCTTTAGCACTTAACATTACACCCAACGTAAACATATTATCCATATACTCTCCTTTGTGCTATAATATTGATATGAATAGATTAAATTATCAACTCAAATCAGCATTACAATTTTTTGTCAGTATTGTTGGCACTACTATTATCGCTTCTATCTTTGGTATCCTTGGTGGATTAATATACAAAGACATTGGAATAGCTTTATTTGTTATCATCTACATAATTGGTATAGCTGGAAGCATCAAACTATATTTGACGCCTCAACCAACTTCTGAGCTTTTTTTATAAACATTTCCCAAACCGACAAGTCCATACTCAACTGTTCTTCATAACCAAAATGTAGCCAATGCCCAAGCATGGCCACATTTTCAATTATATATTCGATTTGGTAGGTTGAAAACCCATATAAGCTTCTTGCAATTCTTGATACTTAGCCCAAGGCAGTTCACTTATTTCATCCACTGTAAGTTCAGTAAGATTCCCAATTAAAGCTACCTCTCTATCCATGTCATTATCAAAATGCTTAACTGCAAGCATATCCCGAACTTTCGGCTCACGCATTTCTACTGTTTTTCCATCACCTAAATCAATCTTTTTCATACTATTTTTTCTCCTCTACAATTTTATATTTACCAGGTGCTTCTTTTTCAATAAGTTCACCCTCTTTTTTGTTTAATGATTTCTCATCACCTTTACGAAGAATAAGGATGTCTTTTTTTGAACCATCCTTAATGCATATATAATGCGTAGCTTTAATGTTCATGATATGTTCGCCTTTGTTTTTTCATAGATATCTACACCACCTATCTTTGCGATGTAGTTTGGAAGATCAATATCATAAATCTCTTCACCACCTAGATCTAAGTGATATGTATTTACATACATCTTAATCTTAGTCTTCATAGCATCACCACTTTTCCAAGCATCAGCACTTACATCAAGAGGACCACCAATTGTAACTATTGCCCCTTTAGTAACACCATCTTCTTGGTATGAACCTTTTGCTTTTAGCTTTGCATTTTGAAGTTTTCCAGCCTCTTTAAATATAACCATATTAGTAATATTCACCTCTGCTTCAAACTCCATAGGTTCAAGTATGCCAGTATCAACGTGTAATCCGTTTTGAACCTCTTTTTTAGTATTAGCAGATGGAGGTGTTAAACTCTCAATCGTTCCAAATAATCCATATCCATCTACAAAAAGATTAACCTCTTTGATACGTGATGGTAATTTACGTGTAGCCATTTCTTATCTCCTTATGATAAACGTTCATATACAACGCTTGCATAAGCGTCAACGCGGTCGAATGTCACTTTAATAAGTGAAGGACTTGGAGTTTCTTGTGCTTCTATAGTGAAGTAAAACTCTCCATTTGTAATAGCTGTAGCTGTAGTACGTGCCTTATCAAGATACACACTAAACCCAAGCATCACATCTTGACCAACCAGGTTAGCCATAAACGCTCTTAAACTATCAAGTGCAGCATCAAGTGCCGCTAAGTCACGGTCAACTGCCCAAAAGATTCCATCAATTACTGCAAAAGATGCAAGGTCAAAGATTCTTACACGTCTAGCATCTTGCCAAACTGGGTCAATATCACATGTTTCATAATTCCAAGTACGAATACCTGAGTAATTAATAAAAGACGTAATCTCTTTATTATTAAGAGCATCTGTTTCATCTTGAAAACCTGCCATAAATTCACGAGGTGTTTTTACAGCACTCACAGGAATAACACGATTAGAAATTGAGTAGCTATAGCCAATATCTTTAGACCCATCGATAGAAGAACGAAGAAATGCTAAAACAATAGACGCACAATACTCATCTGTGCCATTTAAAACAGTATTCCAATCCATAAGGTTTGTAAATACTGGAGTAATACGACGAGAACCAAGAGCATCACGCTTAAGAATTGCATCTGAATTATCAGTAGCATCAAGAGATACAAATGAACGAGCTTTTAACTTATCGTTAGTAGCAACTAAAGCATTCTGAATATCTACATCGCTATCCCAATCACCAACACCTAATATATCAGGACGAAAACCAAATACAGATGGAGCAGTAGAAATTGCATTTACTGCATTAATAACATTACTTTTCTCAACTGCAGCATCTAAATCTACATGAGCAACTGATATAATAAGTGGAACCACTAAACCATACTTGTCTTCACCGAATTTTAAATACTTAAGAATATTTCCACCAGTAGCTGCAGCTATTTCACTATCAGCTAAAGCTGCTTTAATACTATCGAAGTATTTAGTACCAGCACTTACACCAACATCAGCAGTTAATACAAGAGCAATTGGTATAGTACTCTCAACTACAATCGGTCTTGCACCTGTACTTACAACCTCTGTTACGACACCTCTATTTAAACTCATTTGATCTCCTTTGTTTTATGATCAGTAATAACATTTGTATATAATGAAAATTCCATTGTGTCTTTTGAATCTCCATCGGCAATTGGCTTTTTTGCAAGCTGACCTCTTATCTCTGTTCTAGCATCATCATAAGAAACAGCTACAACATCTATACTTTGCAAAGTACTTTTAGTAGCCTCACTCATCGGAATAAGTGGAACAACTTTTTTACCAAGCTTATAAACAACTTTTCCAACTTTGTAGCTTTTATCTACAACACCATCATTTTTTAAAACTTCGGCTGCTTTGGTTCCACAACTAACAAACATAAATGCTACTAAAAGCATAAACATAACTTTTTTCATCCGTTTAACCCTCCTGTTTTGATTTAAACCTTCTGATACCTAACTAAGCAAGCAGTGGCTGCGACACCAGTTATTGCATAACGACCAACAATGTTTTTTTCTTTTAAACATTTAATAAATACTTTAGTTGAACAGTTATCATCATGTTTTTTACAACAATCACCAATATAAACTTTTCTCATCATAGGTATATAAAACCTGCCTAAATACCATTGATACCAATATTCAGGGAACTTTGTGCAATAATCTTTCATTTTAAATTACCACCGTTTCAATCTTAAAAACTATTTCGTCAATAGCTTCCTTAGTACCGCAAGCATTTATCTTGTCTTCTTGATTTTGTTGATAGCCAACCATTGCATCGATTTCTAAAACATTTTCTCCAACTTTTGCAAGGAATGCTTCTCTATCTATTCCACGCTTAGAGGCGATTGTGTCATTTTTAGGAGTTAACAAGGACTTATCTTGATTCCATAAAGTCCACTCAGCTTCTTGAGATGGATGACGTGATTTTTCTAATGGTGAGTATTTAGCTCTTTTTGTTTCAACTATAGCCTCAACAAATGTATGAAGTTCTTTAATTTTTAGAGTTTTTGATTCATTTAAAAGCTCTGTATTTAATCTAAGAACAGTTGACTCAGCAACGGTAGTATCACCATTAAATATTGCCTTATATCTCATATCTGAATTACTTACCTCGAATTGTTTTCCATTAAGAATGGTATATATATACATCATTAGTTAATCCTCGCTATTAATAATTTTGCATTTTTGATTTCTATTGCTTTTTCAATGTCGTATGACCGCATACTATTTAATGCTACACCAATACTATTTAAGCCCCCAAAATATAATATTTTATTATTTCCATTCTCTATATATGGAACGCCAAACGAATGATTAATTGCTTCAGTAACTTGTGGCAAAGTTTCCCATGTATTCGTAGAAATAACATAGGCATAAACACCAAGACTACAAGAGCCATTTGCTAGATTACCACCAATAGTAATAACCACATCTTCCGAACCAAGCTTTGAGATTACACTGATTCCACCGTATAAAGCTTCCAATGGTTCTGCTTTTCTAGTCCAAACATCTGTATCTAAATTGTATTCCCAAAATCCGCTAACACCTGAGCGACTATGAACGAAACCTAAATTATTTACACCATTGTTATAAAATACGAATTGGAAGGCTTGAAAACTATTACTAGTTAATGGTACAGAAGCTTTTTGAGTCCAAACATCTGTATCTAAGTTATACTCGAATGTTTCTTTGCTGTCTGTAGTCGTCCCACCGCCATGAATAATCATTATATTATTTACGCCGTTATGATAATACAAAGCTCCATGATAAAATCTTGCAGTCGCTAATGATATTTTTTGAGTCCAAACATCTGTATCTAAGTTGTATTCCCAAGTATCAGATATTACTGTGCCAGAGCTATTTCTTCCACCACATAAAACCATTAAATTATTTACACCATTGTTATAATAAACAACCGAAGCACCCATGCTAATAACTGGACTTGAGGTCTTTTGAGTCCATGTTTTTGTCTTTATATTATAAAACCATAAATCAGTTTTATATGAAGTTGTCCTACCACCACATAAAACAAAAATATCATCTATGCCGTTATTAAAAATAATGGGTGTATTGTTTTGTCTAGCCTCCGGAAAAGCATCAACTGGCAAAATGGGATTTTGTCCTATATAAGCCGTTTTAATATTTTCGACCTCGCTTTGAGAAGTCTCAAGAAATTTTGTACTATCATAAACACCATCTATGGATAATAAATATCCACCAGCATCGCCACCTAATAATGTTTTTAAATCCATTAACTTATCCTCCAAGTTGTATTTTCAAGATCATATGTAAACCTTAGTGTTAATGAGTTTTCGTTTACAGTTAAAGTCGTGAATACCTGATCTTTAAAAGTCATTATTTCACCATCACCAAGAATATTAAAATTGTTTGTTGATGCATGGTTACCAGTATTTATCTCACATACCATATTTGCTAAAGGTACTGGCAAAAGTAAGTTTGGACCACCATCTACACTATTTGCCCTAATATGTTCATTTAAATTTAATTTGTAACCGTCATCTGCAAAAAATTTATCTTTATAGATTAGTTTTTGTTCAGCATATCCCTCAACATGCTCACGTGTTGCCAATATAATTGCTGGATCTATCATGAGTTCTACAGCATCTGTATTTGATACTTCTATTACTATTCGAAGTAACATGTCTTTAGCAGCTCCACTCTCAAATACAGGTTTATAAGAATCAGGATAATTACCAATTGCGATAAGATCGCCTGATGTATCAAACAATCCAACTTCACGAACAGTAAACCCACCAACATCAGAAGCGATATAAGTCTCGGCTACAATCCAGTTGCTTTGATTTGTATCTACACGAAGATCACTAATGTTTCCATCCCATACCTGGTTGACAAGTGCAGTCATGTCCTCTGTTGGAGTTACTGCGACTCCGTCACCATCACCAACGGCAATTTTTGATAAGTTTAGAGTTGTACTAAGTGCTGTTGCATTAGCTAGTTTAGCTTTCCCGACCTCTGTTAAAAGTGTGTAATATGTTGACATTTATGCTCCTTTAGGGTAAATATAAAGTGTTTCTACACTCTGCATCATGGATGCTTTATTGTTAATTACATGGTTAAATTCAATCTCTGTTAATTGATATGGATAAAGTGTTGCAACTTCTCCAACTTGTGTAACTGCAGCTGTTCTTATTTTTGAAGAAGTAGTTAAATTAACTCTTACTACCTCTAATACACTACGCACATTCTTTTTCTTTAAAGCTGTTTTTTCAAGACGTACAATCATCTCTTCATCTACACCATAATCAGTTACATCTATATCAACTTTAAAGTGATACTCTTGCCCACCATAGTCTTGCCATTCTGTAACTTTGGCCTCAGAAGAAATCGCCTCTATGTTTTCAACAACAGCTGCAACTGTGCCTGCGTATTGAGTAGCATTAATAGCTGCACGAATCATTTTTCTAGCTGTCTGTGTATCAAATCCTGAAATATCCACATCTGTTTCATATGCTAAAAATACAAGTACTGACTTATGGCAAAACTCAGGTGATACATTTACTAGCATTGGGTCAAAAACTTCTCGGTCTTCGCGTGCCATTTGCTCATAACATTTCCAATATTCATCCATATAAGCTGGCAATAAAGTCATTATGCAACCCCACTTATATTTAGTGTTAAATCAGTAATTTTTATCACTTCATTTTCAGCGATATTTATAGAATCTGTTGGTGTTGTAAAAGTTGCATCTTTAACCTGGTCACTCTCAACAAATCCGTAAAGTTTTGCCATTGATAAACTTTTTGAAAACACCATTGTATTTTCAGCAAATCTCTTTTTAATAAGCTCTCTTACCTCTACTTCATATGTCATGTCATATAAAACTATGTCCACAGTTATTACTTTTTCTATAATAGTTGCAGATGTGATTTGTAAGTTATCTGTTAAAGGGCGAATTTCTTTTTTATTTAATGCAGCTTCAACACGTTCAACCATAACTGCATCAGCTTCACCTTCATTAGATAAAAGGTATATTTTTACAACACCTGCAGTATCATGAATTATTTTCACATCTTCAATACGAGCATCTGCACTTTTTGTATAAAACTCATATGTCATATCACTACCAGCAGTTGATTTTCTCTCACGAGATAACCAAATTCTCTCACGATAACGCTCATCATCTTCGGCATCTGCACCAGCATGAAAGTTTTCATCTTGTTTAGCTGTCATTAAGTAAGGTAGTGGTGTTAAAATATTTTCAGTTTTTAACTCACTTGATTCTACGTAGTCTTGTAATACAACAGTGCCTACACCACTAAGTTCACCAGAAACTATAGTTATATTTTCAAACAATAATGCTATATTTCCTTTATTATCACCAAACTGTAAATCTTTAGAAAGTGTAATATCTTCAGATAATGCAGTAGATAGTGAAAATGTAAAAGATGCATATGGTCTTGCACCTTCTAATCTTTGAACTCCATAACGAGTAATACCAAGATGATCTAAATCGTATTTTTTTGCAAAAACAAGTAACTGACCTTTAACTGCATTATTAATACGAGTAGCACGTAACATATCTTCATATGCATCAGCTTCAATCATAGTCATTAAGTCATCACTCTCACTTGGTATATATTCTAAACCCTTTGCTTTCATAAGTGATATAACTCTTTGTAGTTTACGCTGCTTTATACTTTCAAAATCAAATACTTCAATAACCTCAGGAGCTGGCAGATTAAGGATTAACATTTTCTACCTCCGCAAAGTCTAAATTTATTGTTTTTTCAGTTCCATCTTCTTCGTATTTAATAGTAATATTAACTATATCACCAGTAGAGATAAGTACTTTTTTAATATCCGCACGTGGTTCACTTATCTCTATTGCTTCATATGTGTAACGTGTAGCATCAAGTATCCACTCATCATCAACACTTTTATCAATCAACTCAAAAAGACGAGAACCATAATCAGGTAAATTTACACGCGTTATAAGCGGTGTAGTTAAAATACGCGCAATAGATTGTGCTGTAGTTATTTGCTGTATCATGCTCGACCTGACCCATCTGTAGTAGTAAAGTTAGATAAATCACCCTTACTATCTGAAATAGTTGCATCAGTAGAGATTGCACCAGTTACATGTAGTGGACCATTGATAGTTGTTTGAGATGCTGTTATATTTGCACTATTACAAATTATATTTATGGTACCTACTGCGTTAACTTCCATAACACTGGAGTCTGCATCATATGAAATAACCGTACCATCCATATACATTGTCACTTCTTTTTTGTCACTATATCCAGCAGGTTCTTTTTGACTTTTGTTGTATATAGATCCTAAAATAACTCCACCATCGCCATTGCCAAATGGCTGAAATACCATTACTTGCTCACCCTCTTTTACTGGTCTTGCGTGAGTTTTAAAACTATTTGATGTTTGCATGAATGGTAAAAAATCAGTAACACGATTTAAAATTTTTACACGTGCTAGAGATAAACCTTCTTTGCTTTTTGATTCACTAACGGTACCAATTGCAACAAGATTGTTAATGCGACGATTTAATTCAGCATATGACATTATTTACTCATCTCTTCTAAATATTCACGTGCAGCATCGGGATGAAGATGTTTCATAGAAACTACAGTTAATGCTCTAGTCATCTTTTTTAATTCGTTTAGTTCTATTTCATGATTTTTATTTGATTGGAACATAGCAGTCCCTAATCTCCAAAATGGAATTATAAAAAACACAATTAAGAAATTGGCTAATGGTAAATACTGCATTACATCCTCCATCTATATCTCCCAATTAAAACTGTCATATATAACAGTAAATTTCATACGTGAACCACCATAGATATGATTTTGATGTTCTGCGAGAATTTCGTCACCATTATAAAAACGATACTCTGGCAGGTCATCAGTTTCATTTCCAACCGCTGTTAATACATCACTCATTACAGTTCTAAGAGTAGCCATAGTCGTGTCTTTATCACTAACCATTACATCTATCTCTATTTCAAGTTTATTCTTGCTTGAACCACTTGTACTACTATCAACACTACTTCCAGTATCTCTTAATACTATTGCAGGCATATCTTGCTTTTCTAGCTTAGACATAGACCACTCATCAACTTTTTTAATATCATTTTCATAACCATTAGACTTATTAATATCTTCTAATCTTTTAATAAATAAATTTACTATTTGTTGACGTCTGCTCACGATCTATCCTTACTTAAATAAATTACTCTAATACCATCTATAGCTGGGTCCATATCTAAAATAAAATATACTTCACCATCTACTGTCACCTGGTCTTCTCGTTTAACATCTGTAACATCTTTACCCTTGCAAGTAATAGATGGAACAGACGAAGATACATCACTATCAAAACCAGTATCAAAGACTACATCTTCTTTTAAATCAAATTTGACTAAAATTTTTTTTGAATCACCATCATCTAAAACAGCGATTACATCAAATTCATATTCATTAAAAAAGACTAGATCTAAGTCTTTGTCTAACTGGTCTTTAAAGCTCATTATGCAGCGTTTAGTTTTACTAAAATAGTACCTGCTACTGCTGCTTTAGAACTCACAGCACGACCAGCACGGGCATTTCCAGTAGCTGATTTTGTTATCTCACGAGCTGCTGCGTTAAAGAATACTTCATCACCAATATCTATTGCTGTAGATGCTACTGCATTTATTTCATATACACATTCAGTATCTACTGCAATAACTTCACCAGTTAAACCTGATGAACATGCAACGCTAATCATCTCTGTACCGAATGGCACAACATCACCTACAACTACATCTGCAGTTAGTGCGTAATCAATCTTTTGTCCTTTTTGAACTAAAATCGCTTCCTTACTCATAATTTCTCCTTTTTAGCTGGGCTTATGCGCCAGCATTTTTATAAAGACCACGATAGTCTTCTGCATATACACCAAAATCAAATACACATTCAAATGTAACACCACTTAAAGTACGAGATTTTTCACTCACAAGTGGTCTACGATTAGTACCTTGTAGGTATAAAACTTTAATTGTGCGACGTTGTGCAGCTAGATACCATGGGTTTGCATCTAGCTCACTCTCTACAACTACGTCAAGAGTGTTTCTATGCACATTTGTTACACCACTATTATTTGCTGATGGGTCACTTTCACTATTTAATATTTGTAAAGCTTCTACCTCTTTTTCAGGTGAAACAATAAGAAACTTTGGTGTAATATTTAGCTTAATATCACCATCTTTTTGACGACGCATTTTAGTTCTACCTGCTGATAACGATGTAGTATTAATAGCTGCACCAGTAGAATCTAAATTTTTATGATTAGCTGTTTCAAAAATAGCCTTACCATCAGACATTTTATAATTAGTAAAATCACCTTTACTTTGTAGTAAATCATATACAATACTATTTGCAGTACGACGAGCCATTGCACCGAACTCTTCAAAAAACTTTTGAAATGCGCCTAAGTCATCATTAATTAGCATTTGGCGAGTTACACTAAATTCTGCACCATAACTTTCTAACTTAAATGTTTCACCATTCTCACCAAACTCAATATTTTTAAGCTCACCTTTTTCAGCTAGTTTTTGTAACTTACCACCAGTTTGCATATGTGCAGCTACACCTTGCTTAAAGTCAGTAACATCTACAGCCTGTGTCCATACATCAAATGTAGCATTAGCTTCTTCAAATGCTATATCAAGCATTTTATTTGCTACGTTTCCAAGTAAAATAGGAAAGTCGTCACTACCCATAGCTCTTTTAATTAAAGCCTCTTTATCAAATCCATCGTAACCTGTAATTGCGCGTGCAATTTCAAGCATTGAAGCACCAGTAAATTTATGTGCATCCGCATGTGGATTTTCAACATTTCCACCAAAACGTATAATTAAGCTATCGCCTACTGCGCGTTTAATAGAATCTAATCCAGCATCATCTTCACCTCTTTGAAATGAAACATCAGCTTGGTTTTTAGTCTTTACAGCAAGTAAAGCACGTGCAAAATCATCAGGTGATTTCGTTTTATCACTTAAAAAACGTTCTACACCATCTTCATCTATTAAACCTTTATGTTGTGCAGCTAAGTCATTAATACTTGCAGAGCGTTTAAGCTCTTTATTTTCATCAGAAACACGTAGAATTTCTGCATTAACTTCGTCTACTTTACGACTTATTGCAGAACTATCTGCACCATCAGCTTTTAACTTATCAAGCTCTCTTCTTAATTCATCTAATTTATCCATGATATCTCCTTCATCATTTTCACTTCTACCAATCCCTGCACTAGGGTCAGCACCAATATCCACAAGGGACGCCTCTTGAAATTCCCAACGAGTAACCTCTACAAGTGGTACATCACCTTCACGTTCTGTAATCCGAACTTCTTGTTTTTTACCACCTACTGAGATTTCGCTAAGAGTTCCATCTTCAACCATTTTCCAAAACATATCCCCATCAGGATTTGCTTTAGAAAAATATGCAGTAGCTCTTAACTCTTTGTTTTCCAAACGTACAAGGTCTAATCGCCCAAGTGGTAACTCACCATACTTACCGCTTCCATGCATCCATCTAAGTTTTGCATTTACTGCGCGAGTTAGATCTACATTTTCATCACCATGCAGTAATACTTCATCATATTTCTCACCACTCCAATAATCTGTTCTACGAAGTGGTGTCTCTGTAGATATCAAGATATCCACACTTCTAGCTTCTGTATTGATTGAATCACTATCTATTAAAGCACGAGAAAATTCTGTATTTTCAAGTAACTTATTTTTATTAAGCTGCTTTTTTGGCATCTGCCTCCTCCTGTGTTAAAATTCCTGCTGATTTGAGCATATCTTGCTCTTTTTTTCTTTGAGTTAGAATCTCTTCTAAATCTTTCCCTCTAGCAGCTGCGAACTCTTCAAGAGTTGAACCACCAAGTGCATATTCTTCTTTAAAAGCTTTTATGTCTTTAAGAGGGTCTACCCATTCACGAGCAGGTGCAATCCAACGAGGTTGACAAAATTTAGATTTATTTGCAAAATATTTAGATGCTGATAAACCTTTGATATTTCCAGCCAATACATTTGCTTCTAACCAACTCTCAAAAAATGGATTTAATACATATGTAGTAAAGTGCCATTGTTCATTTGAAAAAGTTTTATGATCTTGAATTAATGATGCTCTTGCTGATGAGAAATTAGTCTGTGTATAATCTCTAAATGCTAATTCATAACTAATTTTGCGACCCGTTGCAATCATACGTACACATGAACGTACAAACTCACCATATTCTGTGCCACTTATAGTTGGGTCAAATTGGTGTATCTGCTCACCCTTATTTAAATAATGAACCATTACACCGTTAATGTCATGTATCTCATTACCTTGTGGGTCTTGATTTAAACTGTTCATTCGACCAGCAACATTTCCGGACTCTATGGCGTATGCTATGTTTGAACGAGCACGAAGGGCTTGAATAGTTGAACTTTGATATGCAGCAAAATTTCTCAAATCTACAATGATTTGTTTATATTCACTTACACCTCTGTATTGAGTAGCACGATTATTTATTTTGTAGTAGTGAATAATATCTTTAGCATTAACTTTTGTATTAGACATTAAACCATTTCTTAAAATGTATTTTGATGGAGCACCATTATTATCAAGCTCAATTCCATCTACAAAATTATTTCCAGTAGCTTTATATGTAACATCAAATCTATCTGCTTCTATTAGTTGTATTTTTAACGGATGCTGCTTATCTGATGTCATCTTTTTATGGATTATTATCTCACCATCCATCATTCTTTGACCAGGTATTGTTGAATGCATCTCATAAAAATGTTGACGCTTTGTAATATCACAATTTAATGGTTTTACAAACTCTGCAAAGTGTTTTTCTATTGCTTTATCTATAGATGCAATGCCTGTTTTGGATTGAAACTTCATCCCGTTTGCAAAAGAATTTACTTTAATAGAGTGATCTATACCTGAAACTATTCCATTATTTTCATGCAACCATCTAGCACGAGCACGCATAACATCTCGGTCAGGTGATGCAGCTACTTCAAAAGATTCATTTGCATTTCTAAAATCTTGATTAGGTCCACGGAGTTTACCGCCCTCATAAAAACCTCTTTGTATATCTGCAAAATCTGTAAAAATTTTCATGTTCTACTTGCTTTCATAGCTGCTAAGTATTGAGTGAAAATTAAAAATATAATTACAAGTGTGCCTATAATCACTCTAGTAATAATTGACCAATCAATAACACTAAATGACAAATGCACAAAAGAGCCAAATAAATATAACATTATCAATAAAAATGCTATTTCTAATACATAATATTTTTTAAGAAAATTGAATAGGCGCACTCATTCTCCTTGGATTTATATTTTGTCCTGGTACATAGTTGCGACCAAGAGTTTCTATTTTATGTTCTAAATGGTCTTCACGCTTATATAATGTAGAAAGGTCAGCACGTGTCATTTCACGTCCATTCATCTTGTAACTTTGTGAACCTTCAACAGCTTCTATAGCTGCTTGAACATCATCTAGTTTTTGACCAAGAGTTTTTGCCATGACCTTCCTTTAAAAGTTATGGTAGAAGTTTCGCAAAATTCAAAAAATAAGTTTAGTCCAGTTTTTTTAGACCTAAACTTTTTTTATTTTTTCTGCTAGTAGTATAAAAGTTCGTAATTATTGAGGTTAAAAGTTCGTAGTTTTAAACTTTTTAGTGATTTAGCTAGAAAAACTAGCTAAAAAGTTCGTAATTATTTTGTAAATTTGTATGAATTTCTTTAAATTTTGGAAGATTATGAAGCTTTTTTTATATCAGGGTACATGTCAGATAGTTCTTCTAGTGTTAAATCATATAAGTTTTCTTTCATTATTTTCTCTATTGCTGGACCAATACCAATAGAATACTTTTGCATAACATGATCAATAACTCTTTCTGTACGTCTCTCAACTGATGGTCTGTTTTTAATATTTTCTCTACCATCCCAAAAACTTTTTGACATATATATTCCTTTATTTAATAATTATCTAAATCACTATCTTGTTGATAGCTACTGCGTTTTCTGTTTCTAGATTTAGAAGTAGATTTTTGAATAGATTCTCTTTGTAAAAACCTAACCCCTAGTAATTCACTCAAAAAAGTAGCATATACTGCATCATCCCAGTAATGATTGTCAGCTTTTGTTGTAACCTTTCTCCACTCCCACTTCTCTACACCTGTATTCTTATTTACATCACAATGTTTATATTCTGATGTCATCTGCTTAGCATAACCCTCATCCGCTTCACAATGAACAGAAAATAAATTATCAGCAGCTTCTTCACCCTCTCTAGCTTTTAAGATTGAGCGGTTAATTTGAGCATGGAGCATATCTTTAAAATAAAAAGTATCAATAACATATAGTTTTAGACCAGTTTTAATAGTTTCACCATTGATATCACGTTCTACGTTTGATACACGCCATGGTGTATCCGGTTTACCTGATGCCCCTTTGATTGGAATACATATATCAGAGTTCATTGCACAAAATTCATATACTTCATCTTTTTTATAACCTGAATCAACTGCACACATATGAACCATGTATACAGTATCATCCACACCTTTGTATTGTGTGTATAGGATGTCTTCAAGCTCACTCCATGTCTCAGATCTACCATATCTTACGTTATGCTTCCCTGCCCCATATCTAAGTGCATATATTTTATACCAAAAATGATCTAGCTGAACATCAACAGTCATTACAAGTGCTGCAGTATCAATAGGCACAATGCCAGGTTCTATTGAATTTTTAAGTAATAAAAAATCATCCCTTGAATTACTGTCATATTTTTCTTCATATGCTTCGGCTAGTCTTGTATTAATAAACCTTTTCATTAAAGAATTATCACCGTTTTCTTCTGCTTTTTTAGCTTTAATCCATTCTCTAATAATAGAAATCCATGCTAACCATCCCAATGGGCTATAAAAGCTATTTAACTTATATCCTTTGTGGTGATGTGATGGGTTACCTGCTATCCATTTAGCACCAGTACTTTCATTCATCATCTCTGTTTTTTTAAATTCATCTATCAAGCCACTACATTCAGGACATTTATATTTTATACTTTCACTAAGAAGTTTATAATTTTCGTTATCCCATTCAAAAATAAAATTTTGATTATCTTCATTAAACTCAAAAGTAATAAGTTCACTACAGCGAGGACATGGCATATGATATTTACGTTGGTCAGAATCTTCATATTCTCTATCTATCACACCATTTTTATTTTTTGGTGTAGAATTTATATATATTTTTCTATTAGGAAAAGCATCTGCACGATTACGACCTAAATCAACAGGGCTTCCTTCACCCTCAACATCTTCGGGAAACCTTTCTACATCATCAAGCACGACCATTCTAGCTGAGAATGAAGCAAAACTAGCAGCTGAGTTAGACCAACCTAATGAGAACATACCACCATCAAATTCTTTTTCATAAGTTCCACCTGCATCATCTTTTGTTTTTGCATCTTTTACTTTATTCATTATTGATGATATAGATTTAATAGATGGTGTTAATTTGGCTTTTGAATGTTTAGATGATAGTTTCTCAGTAGGCATAATCATTTGTATTGGACAAGGATACAAATCCATATAACACAGTATCGCATTATTAGCTAGTTCTGTAAAACCAAGCTGAGTACCCTTGATAACCTTAACTTCTTGTGTAGGAGTTTGCGGACTAAGTTCATCCATAATCTCTCTTAAATATGGTGTTCTTGATGTTCTCCACTTACCAGGTTCAGCACTACTCTTGCTCGGAAGTACTCTTTTTGTATCAGCCCACTCTGAGACTGTCATTAATGGGTCAGGTTTTATTCCAAATTTAAAAGCTTCAATATATGGAGGTAGACTACTCATTGCTTAAAACCTCTAATGCAGCATTAAACTCTTGAGTTAATTTACTTTGTATTGAAAACTGATCATTATCAGCAGCAAGAATTGGAGATATTCTAGCAGGTATAGCTAAAACAATATCTCTTACTGCTCTAGCCATTTCAAAAGCTTGTTTATTTACTTCATCAACACTAATTAGTTCTTTATTTAGGTTTTTAAAGTCTAACTCTGCTTTACGACCTAACCAATATTCTTTTTCTGTTTTAGCAGTTGCTTGTGTTAAATTTTCAGGCATATTACTGTTAACCTTTTCACTACCTCCTGCACCTGCTGTTATCGCTTCTTGTCTAGCATCTTCCAATTCTTTAAGTATTTTGGCATCATCTGCTTTCTCTTTATTTGTCATATCAGCTTGTGATGGATAAGTTCCTGTAACATCCAATAAACTAGATGATTCAACTCTTTTTATATCATTAGCATCTCGTTGAGCATCACGAGTTGGGTCCTTAGAATCTTCAATTGCTTTTTTAACTTCATCATATTTAAAGAAGTTTTTAGGACTACCTTGCTTAGTATGTTTTGGAATTTTACCATCCTTAACCATCTGTGAAAAATATGATTTTGAATAACTAGTACCATTAGCCTTTAATCTTTTCAAACACACAGAAGCTGTAATTAAATCAACCAAAAGAACCTCCAAAAATATTATTTATTTTTACTACACAAAACATTCTATAAACCCCTATATTAAGAAGTTTACAGAACATTTTATTTAAAAAAGTTAAGCAAGTTTGAAACCCTAAAACTAAGCGAAGCTTGCGAGTGATATACCCCGTAGTAGTGAAAGTCTCTAGAAGGACCCATAATATATTCACACTCATTTCATCTTCCCCACGTAGTAGTTGAAGTTATCTTTGAAAAGTCTTGCTGTATTATCATTCACATAGTCTTGCATTATTGGTACACCTTCTTTTTCAAACATCTTAGCTGGACCAACTGTATTTAATCTTCTTATCTTATCTCTACCAGTACGACTCTTAAGACCTGGAACTCTTTCAAAGATTCCTATGTTTCCACTCTTGCCAATCATTGTAAACGCATGGTTTAACTTATGAGCACTTCCACCTCTGATAATTTTAACCTTAACTGGTCTTCTACCTTTACGTCTTTTAGTTTTAAGACTACTGCTGATACTGCTTTTATTAATGAAGTTAAATAAAGATACATCTCTAGATCTAACACTTAGTCTAGCTTCCAATGCTGTAAAGTTTGAACGTCTAACATTTATGTACCTCTTAAGCTGTTTAGATTTTATGTTGTAACGTTCTCTAACTTTTCTCTGACCAGCATTAGATCCTTGAACCATTAAATTATTAATAGTCCTATTGATAACCTTCTTACTCAATTTAGAATCTAACGCTAACAGTACTTTGTCTAATCCACTAAGCCTTGCAGAAACTATCATTATGCTATCTTCTGTGCTGGATTTATAAATTCAAGTTTTCGTTCTTTATACAGTTCTACTAATCTTGAAGCTGATAACTGTCCAACAAAACCATTATCACCATGAAACATTGTTGTTTTGTCATCATAGTTACCACTTAACCATTCATTATTAATATATATCTTCAACATTTTAGGCATGTACGATAAATATATTTCATTTTTCAAAAAGTTTGTGAGGTTATATCTCTTACCTTCTGTATCAGGGTCATGTAAATATTGAACTGCTGCTAATTTTAAAAGACTCACATCAACAGTTATATTTTTAAACACATTAAACGCGTCTTCTTTTTTGCCTTTATATTTAGTATTGACTCCATATATAAAAAACAAATCATTAAACTCTGGACTTTCCCAAAAAGCATTTGCGGTATTATTGTTATTATTTAGATTAAGAGCTTTGTTCGGGTGGTCATGTTCAGAGTGTTCGGATACTACTGATAAACTCCCTATATTTTGGGATAGATTAGTGTTCGGAGTGTTCGACTCTGAGTGTTCAGAGTGTTCGGATTGTTTTTTGACAGAGCTATAGTGTTGTTTATTTCTAAAGAACCAAGCATCATGATATAGATCTATTTGTTTTTTAAAATCATCAATCCAAGAGTGAGCGGTACCAGTTCCAACATCCCAACTCTTAGCATAAAACCTTACTGCATTATGCTCACCTTTTTCAATATCATAATGATATTCCCAAAAAGCTCTCGCTTTAGAACGTTGCCCTTTATTTCTTAACTCATCTGCATACCTAGTAGGAAAAGAAGCGTAAGCTATATTCATCATATTACAGTCACTTCTATTTTGTCATTATCACCATTACCATATGTTGGTAGAACCGTATACGATGTTTCAACAGCTCTAATATCTGTAAATGTCAGAGTCTCTTTATTAAACCAAAGAGGTACTTTTTTGCGAAGTAATACATCTTGACGAGCTTTCTCTATACTTAAAGTTACATCACTATCTTCACCTTCAAGAAGTAGTATTTTCATATCAGCTGCATAATCACTAAGACTAGATCCATAACTTTTCATACGACCATTCTTTATATTCTCATCAGATATCTGAGTAATAAGAAATATAACCATATCTAAGTCATTAGATGCCCTTGCTAGTTGTTTGTCTATATCAGACTTCCTATCTACATCATTGTTACCTTTAAAGTGATTATTTGACAACTCCATCTTAGAATCAATAAGGGCAAACCGTATACCACTCTTATTTTTTATTCTTCTCATCATCCTAACTACATCACTAACATCAGTTCCCATCATAGTAGAATCTATTATTTGATAGCTTCCAGGTCTAAATTTATTGTTTTTAAACTGTTTAGCTATCTTCCATTCTCTCATCTCAAAACTAAAAAACAATACATTATGTTTTTCACAGATATTTTTAAGTACCTGCTTAGTGAAAGTTGTTTTACCTATACCACTTTCACCACCAACATGAACAAGTTGAGAACTCTCAATCCCACCGCATAAAGCTTCATCTACTGTTCTGATACCAAGTTGTATAAGTGGAGGCTCTACCATATTATTATAGTTTTGGATAGATATATTCATATCTATTGGTAGTGTAGTTGAAGTATTTTCTTCTAGTAGCATTATTTGTTTCTCTACTTGAGCGATTGTATCGCTACTTGAAACACCCTCTTCTACTACACATCTTTTAATAGTAGTAGTTATGGTTAGAAGTTTTCTGAGTTTTGATAGTTCTTTAACCTCTTTCACATAAGCATTTGTATTTGCGATAGGATTAGTATTCATTATTTCAAGCATAATCTGTTCATCAAAAGACTTTAAAAGTAAAAGTTCTTTTTTTATGAATTCTTCATCTATTGGCATATTTTTTTGAGTAAGTATGTTCATAGCTGTAAACACATTTATATGAGCTGGTAGATAAAAATCATCACTCTTTAGTAAACCACCAAGTTCTTCAAATTGCTGTGGTTCGAAAAGAATACTACTTAGTAGTGACCTCTCAAATGCCATATTATATAAGCTATCTTGCATTAGTAATCTCTTGTACCAGGTTTAGTCTCATGAGGACAATTACAATTAGTATAAAAATATCTCGTATGAGTTCCGCCTCTTTTATTAAGCTCGTCTATAACCATAATAGGGCTTTTCACTTCTGCAGCTACATACTTCTTTTTTAAGTCTGCAATTCTTTGAGTCAAGTGAGGTATTTTCATTTGATATGCTTCATCATAAGTCACACTACCACCTTCACTAAAAAGCTTATGTAGCGTATACGGTGTTGAGCCTTTTTTAAATGTTATCTTTGCCATTGATACTCCTTATTCTTTTAGAATTCACTCTGGTGATATGGGCATTGTAAAAAGGCTTTATCGTTGTTCTGATTGTAGTTTTGAAGAGAGTGCAACTCACACCCCATAGCTGCATAAACTAAAAGAGCGACTAACACAAAATTATATATGCTGGATATTCTTTCAGTTTTCGAGCCAAATATAAACGTTATTAAGGTCATTATTAAATGACATATAGCAAATAAAATAAATACAAATCCCATATCACACCGCCTTTTTCAACAATATAGCCTTATGAGCATTAAGTCTTAATCTTAGCTCGGCATGACGTTGATCAGCATCATCTAACTCTTTTAAAGATATATTCGTTTCATCTAAGTCAAAATCCCCATCAGCCGTACCAGTTTTAATAGATAAAAATAACTCATTATCTTCTATCATCACTTCATCACAAAGGCTACTTAAGTCTTTTAATGTAGCGCCTACTTTCAATTTACGGACAAATACCCCATCTAACTTATGCGCTATTTTTTTGATAATCCTATCATCACCAGTAAGCTTTGTTATATCTATAATCTTATCAATACTAAGAGGCTTAGAATGTTGATTTGGGTCTAAAATAGGTCTTAAATATCCAGCTGTAGTACCTAGTTGTTGCGCAACATAATCAATCTTTTTACCAGTCTTATCCATATAGAATTTAACAACTATTTGTGCTTCTCTATAGATTTCTTCTGTTGGTATTTCAATATCTTTAAAAATCTCATTTAACATTTTCATTCCTTTTCTTAGATGTAATTTTTTCAACCTTTACACTTGAGGCATTATTGTCATTCTTGATATCATTCTCGTATGAATTACAAAATGATTTAATATTTTCCCATGCAATACATGGGATGCTATGTATTTTTTCTAATTGAATTGCTTTTAACAATTTTGGTCTAGTTCTAAGTTTAAACATCTCATCAACTGTTGTTGATTTGTAACCAAATTTTAAAAGAATTTCTTTGATTTGTATTTTTGTCATGCAAAATGGTAGCTAAACTACCTTTAAATACAACTTAATAAAAAAGGTAGTTTGGCTACCATAGTATAATGGTATAATTATTACCATAAGGGTATAAGATGTTCGATTATAAAAAATTTTCTTCATTATTAAAAAAATCTACTTTTAATGATAAAAAACTTACTTCTGATTCTTTACATCAAGAGTTAGATAACAGAGGCTTTGAAATTGGTGTAGAAACCATTAAAAGCTATAGAAAAGGAAATATTAAAAATCCTCCAATTGATATATTGAATGAGATTGCTAATATTGCGAACTGTTCAATTCAAGATTTTTTCTCAGATGCAGATAAAAAGCGTGAGCAAATTACTCGTGAAGAAATATCTAAAGACCCTAAAAAATATATAAATTATATATTATCCTCTCTAAAAGATATTGACTACTCAGACGAAAACATTGACTTACTAAAAGATGCTTTAGCTAAATAAACTACTTTAAAGAGTGTTAGCCTATGCCATAATATTCCTAAAAGGAATGTTCTTGAGTATAGAAGTAGCAGCTAGAATACGAAAGCTTTTAGATGATAAAAAAATAGCACATAAGGAAATAGAAACACTTTTAAATGATAGTCAGTCTAATATTTCCAGATGGTTAAGTATAAATGAAAAAGTAAACAATGTTATGCCGAACTCAAACTTGGTAAAAATAGCTAAATATTTAAACACTACTACAGATTATCTTTTAGGTGCAGTTGAAAGTGATGTATCAATAGAAGACCTTTTAAGTAAGCTACAAAGCTTGGAATACTCAGATGATAATATTAACTTGCTAAAAGATGCTCTGTCTTAGATATAACTTTTATATTAGACTTTGTAGCACTTAATATCTCTACATAATCAACTAAATCACTAAACTGTTTATTTTCTCTTACAACCTTTAAAACCTTTTCATTTCCATTTACTGCTTCATTTATAGCATCTATAACTACAGAGAATGTATCTTTTTTTATTATCTCTATTTCTTCATCTAGTATCTTTAAATGATACGTATAATAACGATTTGTCACCGAATTGTCCTTAATATAAACTTATAAAATAAAACTAATCTTATGGAACAATCTTAACAGAATATTTAAGAAAGTACAATTTATATACATATTATGACAATATCTAAAATTGTCAAAATTTTAAAAATTAAAAAAAGTTTGATTTTTCTTTTTTAAACTTCGTATTTATAGGGTGCATTAATAGATTTTTCAAACTTTTTTTACAAAGTTACAAATCTACACACTTAGGAAGTTATTATTTAATGTTGCTAAACAGAGAAAAATTAAAATATATTTCAACACTAATTCCTATAAAAACCACTAAACTACTAGAGATGTGCCATGGTGAAGGAAGTGATAAAGAACTACTTTTTGCTTATGTTCTCTACTCTATACCTACAAATTTCTATAAAGAATTATCATGTGATTTCACAAACAAAGTGTGTGATACTATGAGTTGTTTATCTGATGATGATTTAAATGGACTTTTTAGTAAGACATTAATAAATAGATATAAAAGAGATGATAGGTTCGACTTTTTATTCAAAGTTCTTAAAAATATACCTATTTGCTTTATAGATGGATGCAAGATACAACTAACTACATATAAACAACAAGATAGTTTATTTGTATCAAGCATAAATGAAGAAACTTGTGAGGCTTGTGTCCTTAGTAGCGACTGTAGTATTGCTAAAGATAGTTAATAATTATAATCTTGAAAGAGAGATTTATTTTAAGCTGAAGCTGTTTTAGAAAGATTGAAAGTATAGATTTTTAAGTAAAAAATTAACTACCAACCTTCGTTGGTAGTAGAATGTGCATAATCAAGAAAGTTATGCAACTAAAATGTGTTTTATATATTAATCGTTATTTTCCCATGACATATGAAAATCTCCCTATCTTTGACTAAAAAACACCACTCCCTCTTGAGGAAGCAATAAGTCATTTTTTAGTTTTATTTCTACTTCATTAGGTGTTGATGATTCAATACTTATTTTATCATCATTTCTCTTATGAAAAGCTGACCTTAACATACCCGTTAACTTAGTTGCTGATTCATCACGAACCCTTATACTAAAGTTCATAATCGGTCTATGAAATAGATGTCCATAGATTACATCGTCAATCGGTGTTAAAACTTTATACTTTTTAGCTACTTGTATGGAATTATAAAACTTCTTTGTAAATGGTTTGTAAACTTCTTCACCTCCCGGTTCATGTATATACTTTTCTTGAAACTGAAACATTACCGTTTGAGTATTGGATATAGTGTTTTGTGGTGTTTCTATATCTTTTATTAGTGTAATCATGTCATCTATCATGGTCTTTGTGTATTTAGTATGCTTGCCATCAATTGTTATTTCAAGTTCGTTAAGAACTAGTGCAGGAGATGAGCATGATTCAACAGATTTATCTATAAATTTTCTTGTAAATATTTCTTGTTCTAAACTTTTTTTATCTGAATTATTTAATAATTTATATTTTACGCTAACAGAAAACTCAATAAAAAGAGCCTCATCAATTTTCACTTGTTTCATTACAACATTTTCATCATAATCTTCAAAAATTGAATTTGCATAATCATCGGCTAACTTCCCTCTTCCTAAAGGAAGAATTTTACTATTAATAAGATATAAAACTTTGTCTTTAAAGTCCTTGTTTTTATTTACATTTAAAAGTTTTCTTTGAATATTACCCATCATTGCTATCAAATCATCATCGTTAAAACTATCGATGTACTTATCTTCAAGAAAAAGTGTTTTTACAAACTGATTTGTTGTCTCTCGTTGATACTTTTCTTTCATTGTAACATCATATAATCCAGCGATAAGAAGAAGACCACCTAGAGCATTGACTAAATTCATTAATGTTAAGACTAAAAAATGAGGTGTTGCCCCAGCGAGTCCGGAGATAATTGCATATAATATAAATGCAAATAAACTATATAGTATAAATTGATTTTTGATAAAATCCGATGCTTTCAAATTTTCATCCTTTATTCTTGATTTTTAAACATTTTCTGTTCCAACTTTAATAGTCTATAAAATTAGTACACCCAGATGCAATTGCATCATCTATGATATATCTTATCACAACTGGTTCACTTTTGTCCTTTAGTAATAAACTTGTGTTGCTCCAACCTAAACTTGGTTTTTTTCTAGCTTTAGACTTTGCACTACCATTAGCAGCATAATACTTTCCGTCAATATTTATAACAACATACTTTTGTCTACCTTACTTCCAACAATGAGCTACTCCACTAAAAAATGGTTTAATCAAATATATATAGATTAAATATGTGGCTCCTAAAACTGCAAGTGTTTCCATAATGTTTCCTAGTGTTAAAATTAATTAGAAATATTATAGCATACACTTATGGTAGCATAACTACCTTTTTTAAGTTTACTTTAAATAAAAGGTAGTTATACTACCATTTCTAAACTAAATATTTAGTTTGATGTTTTTTGACTTATCAATTTAGGACGCTGGACAACCTATAGACTACTTTTAACCTACCAAAGCATAGAGGCGGTGCTGCGGTTTTAAAATTTGATGCAGTAAGTAGTTCCTTATTTTTCGCGTGAACCCACTCTCCTATGCTGCTTATTGCATCAAGTTTTAACTAAAGGATATATATGAATGAACTTATGATTGTATGGGGTTACTCACTTACAAAGGGTTTACTATGATAGATAAAGACAGATACATATCCTCACTCAGAGGACAGCTAGACGATAAGCCATTTGAACATATCTCAGCAGATATGATATGGCTACAAACAATGCTTACATATATTCGGAAGCTTGGTGGTAATGGTTTTATATATAGAGGTGTTAAGCAAGGTTTAGCATCATGAAAGAGATAAGAAAACTTTTTATAAGTGAGCATTTTACAGAGATTGGTTTTATTTATGGGATGAGATATATTGATAAAAAAACTGGCCGCCTTGTTGGTAAGAAAACTATTGATACTTTTATTGAAACTGGTGTTTTCATATGACAGCATTTTTTAAACAAAAGGCAGTAAGCCAAGTCGATGAGATTTTAATCGAAGGCAAGAAGTATAGTGAAGTTGAGATTAAACAGATGATAAAAGATACACAAGGAAAATAATGGGAAA